TGCATTTGCGCCTGTTGTTCGCCTCGGGCCGCTAGCTGTTGGTTTTGTGCTTCTTGAGCGCCAATAGAAGCGGCAGCTTGTTGGGACGCTTGTGTTTGTTGATTAGCTAAGCTTTGTGCTAATGCTGCTACGCCGCCGCCGCCTGCGGAGCCAGCAAGACCTCCCATAATATTAGCTAGCCCTTGTTGTTGTTGTTGAGCCGCAAAATCTGCCGCTTGCGTATTTACAGTAAGGTCTTCAAATGTATTTGTTACGTTTTTATATGGGTTAGACGTGTCTATAGCCGCATATTGTGATTTTGCCGCATCAAGTTCTCTTTGTGCTGCAGCTTGCTCACGGCGTCTTTTACGGCCACCTATAAGCCCCCCTGCAATACCTGCGATACCTTTTATAGCTCCACCAATAGCTTCTGTGCCTAGTTTTGCCATTATTCCTGCTGCCATATTCTAATTTATTATTATGTTATTTTAATTACGTGTTAATTAACTACTTAACGATATTTCACTTCCTACAGAATATATTTCTTCTGGTGTACTGTCAAGGTGTGTCATTGTTATTTGCGCATAATATCCTAATAGTCCGGAAGTATTAAACCTAGCGTCCTTTACATAAAACATGTAATACCCGCTAGCTGGGGGAGCCAGATTAGTATTATATGAGCCAATTTTTAATGTTTTATTTTCTCGATCAACCTCTGTAATAGTTCCTAATTTTGTTTTAGTTGTTCCAAATACGTAGTATAAATCGTCATTTACTGTAACGCCTTGCGGCAATTCAAAACTAAATACAAAACTTCTTGTTCCTCCGGTTATTGAAGTAGAATTTAAATTACCAATACCTTGTACATTTAAAGCTTTAAAATCTATTGATGCAGAATCTGTTTCGGTAACTCCAGATATGTAGTTATAATAAGCATCTTCTTTGTTTATAAAGCTAGCGTAAGGAACTGAACCGTCTTGTTTGTCTGTAGTAATATTGAAATAATCAGAATTGCTATCAGCGGCGTGCTTCACTCTCCACCCTAAACTTCCTTTATAATTAACAGTTCGGAAGTTTTTCATATTAGCCGGAGAGTCATTTAATATAAGAGTAACCTCTGAATTTGTTTTGGTGCCGTAAAAAGTATTTCTATTATCAGAACTATTATAATGTTTATATAATTTACCATTTTTGAATGTGTAGTACATGTTGTTCAAACTTACAGCTGCTTCAGGTATAAAGCTTTTTCTGCTTGTCCAGCCTCTAACGCCTTCAGAAAACGAAACAGTGTCCGCTTCATTTTCAAAAGTTAAATTATACAAACCTTTATTAGTATCGTAAGTGCCTAAGATTAATCCTGTCTCAGCCGCCAGATTATCTTTAAAATAATCTTTCATGCCATACTCAGATATTTCAGTTAGACCGTCCATAGATAGCCTTAATACTTTACCTCGGTTTTTATCAGTAAAATATGCTCTATATGTAAAATCAACAAAACTTTCTGGATTTTTACTAATACCATATGCGCCAAATGTTGCCGGTATAATAGCTTGCCCTAATACTCTATTAGTAGCTGTTAACTGAGGATTACCATCCGCATTAAATAATGCATCTTTATTAGCTAATATTTTAACAATACGGTCTTCACATAGCGCAATTAAATCCGTATCTCTAGCATGCAATTTTTGGATACTACCGTATTCAGGATTTAAATCTTTTGTTATAGGCTCTGCAATAATAAATTCATTTAACCTATTCAAATTTGTTTTACTGTTATATATACCAGAAAATATTAACCTGCTTTTTAAATGATCTTCTTGATAACTTTCTTCAATTACCGCCGAAACACGAACACCATTAGTTATTCTTGGTGCGTTATAATCATCTCTAATACGATCCGATTCTACACCATTACCAAAGCTAATGCAGTTAGACCATGGTATTTTTTTTGGAGATGTTAAGTTAGCTATAGGATATGTTTCTTGTGTTTCATAATATATTTCTAAAGGCCCTTCTTTTGGTTCAACTTCAAAAATAACAGGATTTGTAGTTTTTGTTTGCGCTATTTTAGGGTCAAATGACCTTGATTCTAAAAAGAAAGAATAGCGGTTGTTTGGAGCGCTACCGGGGCTGTATTGTAGTTGTACTTCAAATGGTCTATCAAGTTTTAAAAGATAATATCCAAATTGTGAGCCAGGCCCTGGTATCAACTGCACATCCTCAATTTTATAATTTGGATGATTTTCAATTGATTTTCTAAATCTTAAAGAAGTTCCGCTAAGCACGCTTTGTGGGCTGCTTAAAGTTATTAAAGTTCCCGATACTGCAGTTACTTTTACAAATTCCGTTTGTGTAAACCCCCCGTTACCGGTTACCTCATCGCCGACCTCAATTCCTGTTGCACTAGAAACTGTAATATTTTTACTATTAGTTGTACTGCCAACTGTTGTTGTAATGTTTTCATATAAACAATTCGCACCTGATATTTCATCCCCGGTAACTTTATGCTGATCCCCCCCTGAAACCCTAATAAAGTTTCCTTTAACAAAGCCTGCTGTAAATGGGTTAGATGTATAAAAAGATCCACTATCTTCCCAATATTCACCGGTTTGTAAAATTAAATGAAAACCAGAATTGTAAGAAATACCATTAAACGAACCTGAGCCAAGTCCACTTTGTGTATAACTTATTTGGTGAAGCACATAATCGCGTTCATCACTGTTATCAGTATTATATTTTATTACCTGCGCACCCAATGTATTTAGTAAACTTTCGTCAAAGGCAACTTCTATTGCTTCTTTAAGTTCTATGTTATTATCTACTTTTAAGAAAAATTTTCCCTCATACTCAGCATTACCACTGTCGTCAGAAGTTTCAATTTTTTCCATATATATTTCACTCCTCGTTAAAGAGGAATTAAATTTATTATCCCCGTAAAGAATATTAACGTCTTCCCCGAAAGCAGGCACAAAAGTAAATTCGCCTCCAGCATTTTCGCCTGTAGTAGCTTGTGTATATTGCACGGATTTTATAACATACGGCTTGGTAGATTTTCCCGTACCAGCTCTTTTAAACCTAACTTCTGTTCCTACTATCATTTCTGACCTAAATTTGTCAGTAATTCTGCTCGTAATAGCGGGTTCGCCTGGTGCTCCTGCGTCTTGCAATATAATTGTATTATAACCTTCTACGGGGGTTTTTCCTGCTTGTTTATGTTCTAATGAATTGTTAGTTTCAAATTGTTGATCAAATATAAAGACAGTAGCAGCATAAGTGGCCTTTTTAGGTTTTGCTAAAAAATCCGGTGGATTTGATAATTTATCAATCACTTTAAAACGTTTCTCTGCACCATGGTATGCTACATTTCCGGTTTGTTTTTTTAATATTATAAAATCTTCTGTTTCAACTTTATTTATTTCAGCAGAAGGCGCTGCTATGTATAAAAATCCCTCTTCATCATCATAAACATTACTTACACATAAATTATAATATTCATTAGAGGTTTCTTTTACGTAGTATTTATAGTGAGTAGCTTCAGAGGGAGGGGTTGTAGACGTGCTTACTTCAAACTGCAAATTAAAAGCAGAGTTGTCTTGTGACAATTTTAAAACACCAGATTTATCTGAAAATACAGGTGTTTCTCTTCCGTATTTATCTTTAAAGGTAACACCTAGCTGGTAAGTTCTTTTTGTTTTAAGTGAAAACTTTTGGCTTACTTCAATAGTATTAGTTCTAGGAGCAGTATTTATTGTAAAGTTAGGCCTGCTATTATAATTAAAATTTTCGGTTATATTAGAATAAATTAACCTATTGCCTACAATTTCTTGCCCTAAAGCTTTTTTTGGCACACTATCAAAAGTTCTTAATAATTGATTTGCAGGTATTGTTTTAAATATTTGTTCGTCTTTTATTTCAAATATTGTTGCAAATTTTCCATTTTCTTTTTTAATTGTGTCTACAACATATGTATTAGCGCTAACACTATCTTTGTAAAGTATATCGATTTCTTCAATATCAGCGGCATAGTTATCTGCAGATGGCGTAAGCTCATCATTGCTTATTGTACCAATGTTTTCTTCATTAGCCCATCCTTTTAATTTTAAAACTCGTATTTGGTTTTCCATACCAAGGTTATAAGCTTTTTTACCATCATATTCAAATGTATTAGGCAAAAATGCAGGGACAGAAAAAGGGGCAAAAGTTGAATATTGCGCATTTTTATATTTGTACCTATATGAAAATCTTGGAAATTTTAACTCAAATAAAGGTTCTTCCTCTTCTAAAAGCGGTACATAATCAGCGTTAATTAAATTTTCAACATTATCTGTTTTAGCTAATAGTGTACAAACAAAAGTAGTGGTGTCAGTTACCGAAGTAATTTTTAATCTAGCGGTACTAGATGTTGTTAAGTTACCAACTTGTATATTTCTATCTAAAATTATTATATCATTAGCTAAATAATTAGGGGCTACAGAAAACTCAACGGTTATAGAATCATTAACATTTGTTGTGTATAGATTGGGTATTGCAGAAGTAATAATTTCTGTAGCATTTCCTAAAGTACCAACTCCGCTTCTTACCGATGCAGACAACGTATCAAAGGTTGGCGCATTTAATGGAGATTTTTTAATAACAGTAATTCTATCCTCGGATAAGTTAGTTGTATTAGTAGAAAAATTTGTAGTTTGAGATTTCCAATAATTAATATCAATTTGTTTTGGCTCTGTAAAATTATCAGTATAGTATAATATGCCATCTAATATATTTATACCTGTAATATATCTAGCAGCATCAAATTTTAGTATGTTGTTATGGTTGTCAACAATTACTGCAGAAACAGTAGTTCCATTATATTCAGCAATTGCATCTTTAGTAGAACTTGTTATAAGCCAGTATATTTTATCATTTTCAGTGTCTTTAATTACACCAACACAAGTCCCACCCGCCAAGTTCATTCCTGGTACTTCTTCGTTACTTAGTATATTCTGTAACACACCCACATTAGCGCCTTCTGAATATGAAACATCAATATTTAATGCGTCTCTATATTCGCCTTTTGGAATAAGTCGTTCGTCAAGGTCTTTATTCATTTTACCGTTGAGGAACATGTTTTTAATCTCTGGCATATTTTAGTGTTTAATCCACTTAGATTGACCTCTAAGCGCTTGAGTAATATTTTCAGACTTGTAATTAGATAAACGTATTTTAGCATTGCGCACGGCAGCAAATTTTTCTTTTTTAAATCTTGCTACTAAGTATTCTGGAGTATTAGCTCTAGTTGCTAAAATTGAATGCGCAATACTTTTGTACATTGCCTCTTCGGCAAACTTATGTACAATTTTTTCTTCTGCAGTAGCAACACCGTCACTTATATATTTTAATGTTATGATTTTATTTGCGAGGTCACTTGAAAAGAATATTTTACCTTTTGTTTGATCTATGAAAAAACACCCATTGGCATTCATATATCTTGTGTCAATACCATATCTTTGGCCATGCAATGCTTTAAAAGTACTATCGTTATCTAAATAAATATTATCAGCCTCTTCTTGAGTAGTATTTGTACTAAACTTTTTCCACGTTTCAGATTCACTAGCTTTAAGCAAGTTACCATTATTATCAAATAAATAATTATAATTATTGTCTTGCAATAAAGCTGTGGGGTTGCTTGTTTTTTCAGCTGGAACTATAGTGTGTTCAATTCCGCTGCCATCACTCCAAGTTATTTTTACATAGCCAACATAATCATGCGGCAACTTCATTTGTAGATTGTCTGGAATTTCAATTTCTTGCGATTTTTCACTTTGCAAAGTGTCGTAGCTAAGCTCTTGTACTGCTCTTTGCGCAAAGAAAAGTACATTACTACGTTTTACTTTTGGTATAATTTTTTCTTCACCAACATATGAAATCATAAAGTTATTTACAACGTCAGCTAAAGTAATATGTTGATAGTTGCCAAGCTCTTCAACTGCATTGACTTGCACAACTGTAATAGTTAAATTATCTTTTGGTGCGCCATCAGATTCTAATACATCTGTATTATTTGTATTGCCTGAAAATGTAATTGTAGGCGAAGAATAACTATAATTGCCTTGGCTAATTTCTTTACCATTAACAAATACTTGTATATCTCCAAGTACAGATGGTAATGGATCAAACATTGCAGTTGTTAAAGTAAACGCAAGCGTAGATCCGTTACCGATAAAATTTACGCTGTTATTATAATAACGTTCTTGTGTAATTGTGAATAGAGACATTTATTAAGCTTTTTCTTGTTGAACGTTTTTTACATCTTCTGCAGACCCAATTTGATATAACCCAGGGTCTTTTAATATAATACCAGCTAGCGCTAATATTTTAATTACTAATTCAGTTTCCTCGGAAGCATGCACCTCAAATGGCGTAGATGCACTCTCGTTATATGTACCAGTTATTGAATTTGCTGCCCACACTACAGGTGTAGGAGTTTTAATATAATTACAGGTAACACCTGCTGTTTCATTCGCGCTAATACTATCTGCATATACTTTAACTGCATTTGTTTCGCTATCTCTTAAGTATACAGGAAAATCATTTGAAGGTTGTGATAGTGGTGATTTTTTAATATATAACCAATCTTTTTGTGTTATACGCTCAGAATCTATACCATTATATAATATACTGCCTAATCTATAAACATCAGACGGCAAGGTAACTCCATTGGAAACAGCAACGTTTACTTTTTCAAATAAACTTATTTTTTCTTCTAGTATATCCAGCATATCTGAATATTCTGTACTATTGCCTGGTAGTCTAGCGAATTGGTTTAAATCATAGAAGTATTGCTCAAATATATCTAATTGAGCTTGATTCGCCATTATATTGAATTCCTGAGGTGTAATATATCCCCGTTGTTCTTTATTTGTGAGTGCTAGTACACGTTGATATACGGTATCTACATTTACGCTCATATTTTAAATATTTTAGGTTAGGCCCACGGATATTGTAGGCCTATACCTAAATATCACTTATTTTAATCGTTTTTCAACTGTTTGGTATACTTCAATTCCATCATCGGTTTTAAAGTATGCTGCTAATGCAGAATATGGGTTTTCATCAAATGGTACAGTAATTAATTTTCTACCATTACTAGCCCACGTAAATGTGCGCTGATCATTTGATAATTTAATTATTCCTTGCTCTACGGATTTAATACCAATGTTTCTAATATTAAGATTATCGTCATTAGCAAGTTCTAAGAACAAAAATGGATTTCTGCGAGCAAATAGTAATAAATCTCTTTTAAGCTCTTTAGAAGTCATTTTAGATGCGTTATTTCCAACCTCAGTACGCATAATAGCTTCTGCTTGGTCAACATCCATACTTGATGCAATATTTAAAGCTTCTATTTCAAGTTCCAGAATGTCAAGATCGTTTTCTGCATTTTTAACCTCATCTACTTCGTAATATTTTTTATTTTTTAAAGGATGATATAACGAAAGTAATTTTTGTAATGTTTGTTTTTCTTTAGGAACTGCTAAAACACCATCTATAAAAGTAATATGTGCTAATCTAGCCTCGCCTTTAAATTCATCAACAAAAGGAGTTTTTTGATTTACAGCGTATTTTATTTCGCGCTCATATCCTTTTTCTTCGTCAAACCAATAAAGGTTTCTGGATTTAATTGTTGCTGTTACAGGAGTTTTGCCGCTTTTAAGCCTATAAATACGGTCTTTCATTTCCCATTTTGGTTTTGTTGGCATTTCTTTTACAGTTTTAGCCTTAACTGTTTTTTGAGGCGCAACCTCAATAGTTTCTTCTGCTATAGCTTTTTTTGCCATGATATAATAAAATAAAAAAATTAAAATAAACCCAGGGCCAAATTAATGACCCCAGATTTAATGTTACAAATTATGCATTGAAAAGTACGAAGTTATTCGCAGCTTGTACAACTAAACATCTTTCAGACAAGTAGTGTACTTCCATAGCGTCAAGATCGCTAGTAGTAGCACCACCGACTGAACCAGTTACCCAAGATTTCATTCTTCGATCATCAGCTTCAGAAGCACGGTAACGTACGTGAAGGAATGGACGACGAATGTTTTTACCAAGAGCTTGGTCATAAACAGATGAAGTACCAGCAGGAACTAACACACCTTTAATGTCATTAATGAATCCACGAGTTTGGCCATCGTTAAGATATTTCCAGTCAGACTTATAAAAATCGTAAGAACCCCTGCGGAATCCAGAAAAGCCAAGGTTTAATGCCATGTCTTCACTGTTTTCAAATACCCCGTAAGAAGTACCGCCACCGCCATAAGAATTTTGAGAAGCTAACCAGTCGTCAAGCGCTAAGTTACGTTCGCGGTTAAGGAAAAACATATTTTCTTCAATTGCGCCTTGAGCATCTAATTTTTCAATCAAATCTTTAATATCAGCTGTAGTCTCAGCAGCAGTGCCATCAAACATAGTAGCAGTATGGCCGCGGCTTTCAATAGCAGCAAAAAGGCCCTCTGTTCCTACATCATCACCGTCAGTTCCAAGTGCAGAATCAACAATATTCCCAACTCCACCTTTTTCAGCTTCAACAAGTGTCATTTCTAAGTAGTCTTCGAAACGAGTGCGAGTTTCACCTTCAGCTTTGATATACCATAAGTATCCAGCCTCACCAGATTCACCAGAAACTTCAACCCATCCAATTTGAGCCGCATCAGATCCTGATACTTCAAATTTATCTTTAATGATAACAGGTTTGTTAGTGAAAGTAGTAAATTGTGGATTTAAGGTATCTCCTTGCATTCCAGAATCTCCTTTTTTGAATTCAGAACCGAATACAAAAAGTTTTATTGGATCAGCGTCGGAATAACTTGCTGGCGCAGCTTCTAGGCTAGCACCGGTATAAGGAAGAACATTTAAAGTTGTGCTTGAAGGCACAGCAGAAACATATCCTTTAGTAGTTGTAGCTCCGTCAGAAATAACAACTAGTTGTCCCTTGCGGATAGCGTGCCCAGCCGCAATTGTAACCAATCCAGCTGATGCATCAGTTAGTACAGCACCACTTCCCGATGCTGCAGTTCCGTAAGAAAGGTGCAGACGACCTTGCTCAGACCAAATAACTTGATCAGAAGCCATGGGCATTTCTGCTCCTACCATGCGCAAGAAAGAAGATACTGAACGGTTTCCGTAACGCTCTACTTCTTGTTCATATAATTCAGGTAGATATTGTTGTGCCCACCCGTTGTTTTGAATGTCAAGGTAATTTGATGATAATGCCTTTTTTACTGGAAAAACATCAACATTACCTGTTCCTTTTAAAATTGCCATTTTTTAAGTTTTAGTAGTTTTTAAGTTTTAATTTTAATGAAGAAGTTGAATCCCCTACAACTCTTGCCTGAACTCCGCCTTTAGCACCAGGTTGATTATGTATCCCTCTCGGATCCATTTTGATGTTTTTGGCTTTACTCATGCTCTCTTTCAACGCGTCGGCTTTGCCTTGTTGATAGAAATGATTTGCAATCGAATCCGCATTCATAGCTGTAAACAAAGATTTATGATAACCTTTAGCATCTGACATTTCATTATTTTCATTCAAGAACTTCTTGACAAAATTATTAATATCGCTTTGGGTTTCTTTTACTTCATTTGCATTTTTAACATTAAACCTATATTTTTTATCTCCGACACTATATTCAAAACCTTTGAATTGATCGTTAAAAACATTACTAGTTTTTTGTGAAAATATAGATTTTTGTTTTTCAGCCACTTTTGTTACCTCTTCGGTTTCGTTATTATACCTATTGAAAAAATCAACAGCTTTTTGTTGGTCAGGTGTTAGCCTAGACCCAGCTTTAATTTCTTCGTAGTATTTGTTTTTGAGACTGTCTAAATGACTTTTTGCGCCGGCTAGCTCTTCTTTAAACGCTAACTTTTTACGCTTTATGTCTCTTTCCTCGTCTATTTCTTCGTCAAATGAAAATTTATCTTCAATTAAAAAATCAATTTCATCTAAAGATAGATGAGGTTTAGTTTTTTTATAGTATTCTCTAAGTAAGTTTTGGTCATCAACATTTGAATAATCCTTATTTAAACTTACATAATCTTCAAGTGTCCCGCCTGTTTCATTAATAAAGTCTACGACTTTTTGAATATTTTCCGGAAGTTCAATGCCAGAATCTTGTTGCTCCTGAATAGCTTCTTCAACTTCATCAGCTAATTCTTGTGCTTCTTCTTGTACTGTTTCTTCCGAGGGTTCTTGTTCAGTAATTTCTTGTAAAATTACTTCTTCTTTTTCTTCGGTAAGCTCTTCGGTATCCCGTACTTCTTCTGCCACTTTTTGGCTAACTCCGGGTTCGTCGCGAACAGGAACCTCATCTGTGCTTTGCTCTTGAACGGCATCCTCTTCTTGTTTTATTTCGTTTTCAACAGGTGGTTTAGATAAATCAACTTTATAAGTATCAGCTGATGACTCAACTTCTACTCCGGCATTTTCTAATACAGCCTGTTCTTTTTCTTGGATAGACGGCTCTTCGCTGTCTACCAAATTAACTTTTATTGTGTCTGACATGATAAGATATTATATAATTATACACTATAGATTACTTAGGTTCAAAAGAACCTAAACCAAAATTACCACTAATTATATCGTTTCCAGCAGATTCGAAGTTTTTAGGTGGTAAATTGTTTTTTCTTTGATCGATTAACTCAGATTGTTGCGATGCAACTAGTTTTGTTCTATTGTCTTTACGATCTTCTTTTTCTTTTACTTCTTGTTTTTTAACGCCCAATGTATTTTCTTGCAATTTCATATTTATTTGAAATTCTAAATTCATTAATTCTTTTTTCAATTGAGCTTCTTGAATTAATTTATTACTGTCTAAATTTGCTTTAGCTTGTTCAAGTTGTATTTTACTTGATATTAAAGCTTGTTGTTTTTGTATTTCAGCCTGTGCGGCAACCTGCTGTGCTTGCGCATTTGCCTGTGCTTGAGCTTGAATATTCTGCTGTTGAATTTGCTGATCTTTAAGTTGCTTTTTATTTTTACGTATTTTAAGTAATTGATTTGCTAACTTAAGGTTTTTAATTTCTCTAATATCTATAGCATCATCCAGGTCTATTAAACCTGCAGATAAAGCTACTTGAATATTATTTTCAAGCAATTGTTTTTCTTCTTCATCTGGCATCAAATCAATAAATATACCAAAATCATATAAATGTAACTCATCGAGCTCCGCTAGTGTAGCTACATTATGCACACCAATTTGTTGTATAAACGCATCTTTAGTTGGCGAATATTCAATAATATCAGAAATTCTTAAAGATATTTTTTCAGCAGCATCAGCCGTTAAAAATAAACCACTCTGTAATATATGCCTAGTAGCTGTGTTGGAATTCATAGCAGCTAATTTTTGAACACCTACTAAAGCATTTTTATCAGGAGAACTACCATCTCTTGCTTCATTGAGCCCTGTGGTATCTCGCATCATTTGCAAATAATAGTTATATGTACTAATTAGCGATGCTATTTTATTACTGCCCGGGTTAGATGATATTTGTTGAATTGGTATTTTGCCAGGATTCATATCGCCATCAGAAGTAAATGACCTGCCAATAACAGAACCTGTTTGGAAGAACATATTTAAAGCTTCCTGCGGATTATAATTTGTACCGTTACCTAAATCAATTTCGGCTAATCCGTCGGCATCAAGATATACACCATCCGGCACCATTCTTGACATAACTTGTTGTATTTTCAAATGTGTTAGCTGAATCATATCTGCAAATCCTGTAATACGACTAACTAAAGATTCAACTCTGCCGTTATACATTCTAGGAGCAACAATAGAATAGTTCATGCGAACTTTATTCATATCACTTTTCATACGAAGCATATTGGCTGCTATATTCCATTTTACTAATTTCCTAGACCCTAATATATAAGCTCCTTCAAACACAACTTCAACAGCTCTAGATATTTTTGAAAATTTAGCTCTAGGATCATTGGGCGGATTAAATAAATCATTTTTAGGTATTACTTTTTCTGCCCCTGTTGTTGTTTGTTTTATTTTATAGACTTCGTTTACGTAAGTTTTATAATTAAAATATAATACATCCACTGTGTTAGCATCATATTTGTTATTATCAGTATTTTGTTTATTATATGTTTTATACTGGGTATTGCCTTTTTCGGTAATATTTTCTAAGTCTTCCTGAGTAAGATTAGGAAATTCTTTTTTAAGTTCATTAATAGAAACAGTTTTAAGCTCCCCCACATAATATATATCATCAAAATAAGGTGAATCTGTGTATGAATATACTAAATTTGCTGGGTCTACATATTCTATTTTAATTCCTTCTGCAGTTGAAAAAGTAGTTTTCGTAGATCCTATACCTAATACAGCTAAATCATAATAAAAACGTTTTTTAGTTAATTCGTATTTATTTTGTTCAAATACAACTTTTAAAGCTTGCTCTTCAGCAATTTCTATAGATTGTTTGTAACTCAGCTGCATATGTAATTGCAGTTCTTCCTCGTTTTCTGGTAATTTATCAGGTTCAGTTTGTGCAATTTGAATTCCAAAGTTTTGCATTGAAAAATCAGCAAGATCTTTAGTTTTCATATCAATAAGCAAACTTTCCATATATTCCGTACGTTTTGATATTCCGTAAGGATCTTGCGAATATGCTTTTATATCATAACCCCTTTCTGCAATACCATTCACAACAATATCTACAAATTTTGGAATAATTGGAACTGGTTTCCAATCAAGATTAAGATAAGACATATCTCCATTAATAGATAGCTCATCTTTATATTTTTGAACTGATTGTTCGCCGCGAGCATATAATCTTAACTTATGAAAATTTTGTTGATTTAAATGATACCTATTTGTTCCAGAGTCTCTTTTAAACCATTCATTTTCTATCGCACGAGCAATTTTTTCGCCATATGCGAAACTCATTTTTTCTTCATCGCTAGCAACTTGGCTAGGAAAATAACTTTTACTAATTGCTTCAGACATTGTTTTTTATTAGTTTCGAGGTACTACCATCGTTTGAATATCTTGCGATATTAAAATTAACTTTTAATTTTGTTTTATCCTGATTTGGCGCATACAAATTTTTATTGCATGCCATAACCGCTAATCCCGAGCTAATAGCAGCATCAAATTTTGTACGGTTATTAATGTTAAATTTAGCCCAGTCATTTAGGGTATTATTAAAATACATATTTCCATATTCTTGGTTATCTAATATGCCTACATATTTTTCTATATACGATTCTATGGCAGCGGCATGCGCTTGCTTTATATCTTCAGAGGAGTTAGGTATACCCCCTATTTCTTTTTCTGTAACAGATAATTTATTTCGAGCTCTATCGGGGCGGTTCATAGAAAACCTACGATAGCCTCTTCTTTTTAAATAATATAATAACCTAGGCTTGTTATTTTCTGCAAGCAATGGCATTCCATAAAATACCAATGACATAAGCACATCTTCAAAAAACATTTCTGCTGTTTGAGGGCGGGCTACATATTCTAAAAAAAACATATTAGCAGGAGCATCTTCCATACTAAACTTGGTTAGCCCATGCAAAGCGCCTTTAGACCCTTGCCCATCTGTAGTACCAGATATATCGTAACTATCACAGCCAAATGCGCCAATATGTTCGTTACCTGGGTAGTTTACTCCATTCTTTACTATTACACGATTTTGTAAATTTGTAGGTGGCACCCAGCTTACTTTAAATCTGCCGCTGGGGTTTGGTACAAATTCTACTTTACTATCTTTTATTCCGTTTTCCCATTGAAAACTCCCAACAGTAACACCGGCTAAAGATTCAATATCGTCATTATAATCTATTTGCTCATATATTTTAGCTAGATTAAATATGCTATTTTTTGTTTCATCACGGAATGCGTGTTCTTCAGTACGCGGAAACTGCCTGTAATATTCGTTTAAGCCGTCCTGGTCACCTTTTAATCCATCAACCTCATTATCCCAATGTTCTACGACTCCCTGGTCTATAGGGTCTCCGTATGGGCCTTCAGCTGGTTCTTTTGGCGTATCGAATACAGGGTGTCCATAAGTATCAATGAATCCTTCGTAATTCCACTCCATAGGTATGAACAAGCTATATAATCCACTGCGAGTCTGTCCATTGCGGTTTCTTTTTCTAACGTCTGAATCATTATATAACTTTTTAAAGTTTTCACCACCTTTGTCTAATGCGTTTGATGTTGATCCCATCATACATTTTCCAATAATTCTACTACCCAATCTAAGTGTAGTTTTTGTCACGCGCCAGTTATTTAAAATATTATCAGGCTTTTCCCATTTACCACTTTCATCGTGTACAAGTAGTTTTAGTTTTTCACCATCGTAGCTGTTATCACCTGTGTTTTTCCAGTCAATAGTTGTATCTAGCCCTTCAAGCTCTTCGCGTTGTTGTCCTGATGCTATTGATTTTCTTGTTAATTTTGATGCTGGTACCCTGTAAGCTAGTTCTGTTTTTGGACGGTCCATACCGTCTTGTATTGGTTTAAAAAAGAACGGGTAGTTTATTGATATTGGTACAACTTTATCTGTGAACATTTTTTTAGCATCGGAACCAGATTTGGACAATATTCCGAAACGTGCGTCGCTTGATATTGTAGCCCAATTAACGGTTTCAGCTGATGCCATAAACGAAAATCCTGAACGTCTGTTTTTGAGATAGCACATTCCATAACATCTGGTGTCTGCTTTGCAAGCTTCCCAGAAAATAAAGAAAAGTCTGTTGGCTTCTCTAAACTCAGGTGCCCCAACATCAATCTTGGTCCACTGCAAGTACATATAGTTAGTACCAGTAATGTAAGTAGCCACGCCCTTATTATAGAACCAATGGCCTTCTTCACGTCTTTTGAATTCTTCATCTATATATGGCTCCCATTTTTCTTGGAATTCGGGAGGATAATTTTTCCAATCAAATATAGTTTTTATTTTACTTAACTCTTTAGGGTATTCTGCTTTAACCCATTTATCATCACGTTTGTTTAATTTAGCGGGTGCAGGGGGTAAAGCTATTTTTAGATTTTGTATGCTATACACATCACCAATCTGCCCGGTTTTGCTTATAACAACAATATCTTCTTCTTTGTCATAACCATATTTCCACCGCTTAGCTTTATTAAATCTTTTAAGCTTGTTTATTTTAATGGGCTCTATAACCTTATATAAAGTTTGCTTATACATTACCTACTTCTTTTTTCAGCAAAGCCTTTAAACGCTTCTTTTGTTTCTTTCCGCGGTTTATTTTCAAGTATAGCTTCCTCTTCTTGAATTCTATTCAATATTTCAAAAGCATCAAATATCGCAAGCTTTTTTGTAGCTGCAGCGTTTTTAAGCCGGTCTGCTGATACATCATCTTCTGTATTAGTAATGATTTTTTCTTCAGCTACCTTTATAAGCTCATCAACTGCTTTGCGCCCAGCTTGGATTATATTCTTCTTCGTTTCCTTGATACTCATATTTAATTGTAATAGATTCAGTACGCACTCTATATAAACGCTCATTATTTATAATAAATTCATAATTAGCAGTGGGTTTAAAGCCAACTAAACTACCAGACTTTATTCCGTTTTTTAAGAGTGAGTGGTCAGCATATTTTATAATGCCTATACAAGGTTTTTCTTTATCAGTATTAAAATTATCATCAGAAGCTAATGGTTTAACAAAACAAAACCCTTTAGTGGTTTTCCATTTATCTTTACGTTTATATAAAAATATTTGATCTGTTTCAATAAAGTATTTATCTTCTTCAAAATAACTTGATGAATTTTTTTCTTTACCACGAGCATCGTACCACCTGCGAAAAACATTATGGTGTACGATTACTTCGTCGCCTTTTTTAATATCTGTTTTTTCGGCTAATGGGGTTTCAAGCACAATAGCATTTCTGCTAATATACCTATGATCAGATATTTCTGTATTTAATATTAATTCGTTATCGCCAATTTGTTTTTTGTTATTATAACGCTCTTCTTTTGGCTCAACTATAAAACTAAAAATGCTTCGCATTTAATATTCTAGGTTATATTCAACCGCGACCGCCATGTTTTTATTAAAATCTTTCCAAGGCAATACTTCGTTGTTTTTCTTAATATAAATACTAAATTTATTTTCTTCCTCAACTATATCACAAATAGTATGCCCCCCGTAGACCTCTTGACCTACGGAGTAATGCATAGCTTCGTTTTTATAGTCTCTTCCGATACTAATCTTTCTTATCAGATTCATTTTCTTCCGGAATTGCTACATAAGTTCCATCTTGAATGTTTACGGACACTTTTCCGTATTCTTCTTCAAGCTCTTTTTGGAACCCTTGTAATTGTCCTTGGATTTCTCCGGTCTGGTGCAATAGGTTGTGTTTTTCAACTTCTAGTTGTCCTAATTGCATTTGTGATTGGTTTAGAGCTGATACAAACCCTTGTAGTTTTTGTAATTGCTCTTCGGTTAATTTTGCGTCGTTAGACATAATTTAATTGTATTTAATTGTTAATAATAATTATGCAGTTGGTAACTGCTTTGTTACACTTGTAGGTGTAATTTTTTCTACGATTTGCGTGTCAAGACCTTCTTTAATTGCCTCAACATCTAAATCGCTTGCTTCTAGCCATGCTTCCACAACCTCTTGTGTAAGATCTTCAAAAGCTGTATAATCATCAGCGTCAGCTGCTGCAACAGTTTGCGTGCCGATAGAGTTTGCTGTATAAGCATTACCATCCGCATCTGTTTGATCCGACTCAGCTGTTAATCCCCAATGAATATTGTAAACAACATCTGTGAGGCTTTCTTGCGAAGGATATGTATCTAAAGCATTAATTGTCCAAGAATATGTATTTGCCATTTTTGTTTATTTTTTAATTTTCTTCTTCCGGTGATGTTAACCAAGAAACCTCATCAGCGTTTACTTCTTCATTTTTAGGGGTAACCTTATCTGATATTGCTTTTTCAATAACAGAATTCATGTGATCCGTCGGGTGATTCGCTTGGGCCCACGAAATTACGTTTTCTTCTGACACTTCCGAAAGAGCAGTAAACGCACTGGGGTCGGGTGATGATATAGGGCATGCGCCACTAAATGTATATGACTCGCCAGAATCAGCGTCGGTTCCAATATAGTTAAATCTTACGTGTGTGATTACATCTGACAATCCGTCTAGTGATGGTGCTTTCTTTAAAGCCGTAATCTTCCATTCATATGATATATTCATATTTTGTTTAGTTTATATTTATTTATTACTTATTTTATTGGTTTTCTAAAGTTTGTATTTTTGTTTCTAAGTTTTTTATTTTAGCATTTAGCTCTTTTACAGAGTTTATTAAAGCAAAAGTTAATGCGTGGCTATCAAAGTTATAAAGTTCTGTATCTTCTTCGTCTTCTTCATTTAGTTTAGCATTATATTTTTTAACCGTTTCCGGCATTACGTCTTTTATTTCTTGCGCTATAACACCAATATTGTTTTTGGTTTTAGCATCAAATCCAGCTTTTCCGTTATAATCAAAAAGCTTAGGCTCTATTTGCAATAGCTCTTGAAGCCCTGTTTCGTAAGGTCGTATATTAGTTTTTACTCTTTCGTCAGATACTACAGTCCAGGCACTTGAGGTTGGTTTTGCAGCTGAATTGGTAGATAACTGTAATTGGTATGCAGGACTAGTCGTCCCAATCCCGACGTTGCCACCGCCTTGTATAACAAGTTGTGTTTGGTTAGATGTCGCGTTATATACGCTAAACCCGTCTTGGGTAACATTGTGTACACCTGCTACTAAATCAATATTATCACCCCCACTACCTGTATTTGTATTAGATAATCTTATTCTTGCTGTTGATTGGTCGTTTGAAGATACGTGAAGTTTTTCACTCGGACTAGTAGTCCCAATCCCGACGTTGCCAGCACCGTCAATTCTCATGCTTTCGCTAGAGCCATTATTTCGAAAAAACCTTATGGGTTTACTCGTCCCGTTAGTTTGCACAACACCTTCCCCCGCGGTGTTTGTTTTTATTACAAAACTACTAGTTGCATCTGTTAAAGTTAGACTAGGCGAGCTACCAGTAAGAAGTATATCATCTACAACTGTTAGTTTAGCGCTAGGACTCGACGTTCCAATCCCTACGTTGCCTGCGGAGGTAATGCGCATTCGTTCGTTAACACTACTTTGGGTAGTACTAAGTCCAGTTCCAAAAGATATACCCCCATTATTACTATCACCATTAAACTGCATATAACCCATCCAAGTGGAATCAATTTTTTCTTGAATTCTTTTACCTGAATATGTCCAATCATTACCAGCAGCTGTTCTATAGTCTTGTATATATAAATTAGATTGGTTAGCATTTGCTGAGTTAAATATTGCCTGAGTAGTAGTATCGTTTATGTTTTGACCTAAACTAGCGCTATCTATTTGAAGTTTAGCCCCAGGGTTAGTCGTCCCGATTCCGACGTCGCCGGTATAATTAATAAAAATACTGCTACTTAATAAATCGAGCTGCCCCGCGTGACCGCCAACACTAAGAGTGCCATTGCTGGTATTAAAACTAAGCTGGGTAGCAGTTTTAATGGCAATATCCCCATTAACATCAAGTTTCTGTTGAGGGCTAGTTGTTCCAATCCCGACGTTGCCAGCAGAATTAATATACATTCTAGAGCCACTACTTCCGCTTTCTAAGTTTAATATAGCGCTAAAGTTAAGTGTAGTTGTATTATTGCTGTCTGCATATTTCAAATAAGCGTCTTGGCTAGTATATGTACTTTGATTTCCAAAATAAATACCTGAAGTTCCAAACGAACCAGTAACTAAGTTAGCAATAGCGGTACCACCATTACCAGAACTTGTTCCGCTTTGTATTCTAAATTCTTCTGTGGTCACACCACTTGTTGATAAAGTGCCTATATGAAGTTTAGTTGCAGGATTAGTAGTACCAATCCCGACGTTGCCTGCTGAGGTAATACGCATTCTTTCTGAACTATTAGTATCCAAAACCAATGGGTGTGAACTGTAAGTACCTATATGTGAATTGGAATCTTGGCTAAAAGCCAGCAAGGTAGCTCCCTGCGTAGTGTCTTTTATTTTTAAACCTGGAGAACTTGCGGTCTCTAAAGTAAGTAGATGTGTGGGACTATCCGTTCCAATCCCGACGTTGCCTAAGTCGTTCATGGTAAAGCCAATATCATAGTTAGGCGTGCCGCCATAGGTTGCGCTATACGCTGTAACTAAATGTATTTTTCCATTAGGCGCGGCCCATACTCCGGAATATGATTGAGTCCCTGCGTCCAGTTGAATTGTTGTGCCTGTAGCATTAGGCAAATACCCACCGGCTTGGATTTGAGCGGTACCGTTATGGTTTCCAATATAACAATTACCACTATTTTCAATTAACTTTATGCTCCAGTTGTCAGCACTGTTTGCTGTATTTAATTGGCCTATTGTAATTCTACCAGCCAAAGCTGCTGAGGTTGTGGTGCTATTTGGATTTAAATAATAACTAGTGTCATTTGAATCGTAGAATATCGGGGCTCTGAAAGAACCTGAAGAAAATGTTATGCCGTCGGATTGAGTATAAAAAGACCAAGCGTTTTGTATAGTGTTTGTTCCAGCACCGTGTTGACCCACATATATTCCTGTTGTATCGTTTGAATTATTATTATTAGAATCTAAATTAAAATATACATTATGGTAAGAGTTTATACGTAAATCATCACCTGCGTTTCCGGCATTATCTCTAGAACCTATAGCATGGTGGTTATTGTCGTTCCCGTAAAACGTAATAAAATCGCCTCGGTCTTTCATGTTAACCTGGTCAAGGGTTATAGTGCCTAAGGTAAGACTTGTACTTGTACTTGCACCTCTTGCTGTTACGGTAGCTAACGTATCAGTTTCTGAAGTTAGGAAAGCTGATGCGTGTTGCCCGTCTAGTAAATCAGCATCTAATCCAGAACCAGAGCCGTCGTTTCCAGCGTGCCATACAGTACTACCAGCCCAAGTTAATGCTCCTGTTCCTGCTCTTCCTAAAACATCATTTTGACTACCAAATGCAATATACCCATTTGCATTATTTTGATTACCTTTTATTTTTATGGCATTAGCTACATTAAAATCTTCTATCCAGGCATCATCACCAATCCTCATTTGGTCTCCTAGATATAAATTTCCATTAATAGTTAAGTTGCCTGATTTAGTTTGTGCTGTTCCTGAAGTATTGAGAAAGTATGATTCGTGCTGTCCATCTAACAAATCAGCGTCTAAACCTGAGCCAGAGCCGTCGTTACCAGCGTGCCATTGTTCTTGATCCGTAAAAGTATTATTGTCGCCATTCCACACAAAGTCTGAAGTGCCATTGGCTTGAGTTGTTGGCCTTGTTTCGGTAGTTGCAAAAGGCATAGAAGAAACATCTTCATTTTCATGAATAGCTCTTATTTTAATATTACCCCATTTAGCAGTAGCTCGTACCCACACGTGCTCATCTGTAGCTACTAAAAGTTCTGCTCTATCTTTATCACCCGAAATATAATGAAACCGGACCCTGTCGTGATTTCCTGAATTGTTATGTTGAGATATGTATATATGATATATAGACGAATAGCCCCCATTATCATCGGCGTCTATTAATAATTCATAAATTCGGTTTTTATCAAATGTTAAATCATTTGTTATACGGTAATATTTATAGTTATAAGCGGGCGACCCACCCTGGGT